CCATTTAATAAAATATAGATACTTCATTCTTCAACTCCGAAATGTTCTTTGATTCTGTCTTTAATAACTTGGGAAATATTGCCATTGATGCCATCTTCACGAGTATACCAAACCTGCTCCATACATTCCTGCACAATCAACTCGGCGAACTTTTCCTTACTGAAAATCTTACCAAGATATCCCTGACCTTCAGGAACATCTATCCAAGCATCGTTGGCTAGTTTATTGAATACGTGATTCATTCTTCAACCTTACTTTGTTGGGTTGATTTTCCAAATAATATTTGTGTCATTTTAACTACTGCCCACATAGCAATAGCAAATCCAATAGTAGCACACCCTATACGAATTACTTCTTCAGCAATCGTAATAGAAATATCTAATCGAAAATCAGGACTTGGAATCATTTTCTTCTTCTTTCTTTCTAAAATACTGTACCCATTCGTAGAGTATTTCGTTTTGTTCTTCTAGTTTCTTAACACGTTCTTCAAGCTCGTCAAGTTGACCTGACTGATGCATGTTCCAAACAAAGTCCCAAGCACCCATTACTCAACTCCTGGTTTGGTTAGCGAGCCATAAACAACCTGCCGCTGTTTAGGAAAGTCAGTTAAGTTGATATATAGTGCCACAAACATACAGATGATCACTATAGTATCAACTTTCTTTCTCACTTGAATACTTTCAAAATCATTGTGTCAGCATTGAGACGTCCGTTGAGATTGATCTCAGTTGCTTTGATATTTTTAAACCAGGCTTCAACTCGACGGTTAGTATTCTGATCTTTAAAATCTCGCAATTGAAGTTCGGGCTTACGCAACGTCTTTTGAGTAGACTTATCTGTAAAGTTACCAATGCTTGTACCTTTAACAGTAAGTCCGGAACTATTAAGACTAGTGTAAATGCCAATCTTACGAGTCTTGGTATTGTACACAACAGCACCTTGAGCACCAACAAGTTGTGCTGGAGGAACTGATGTTACACCTAGCTTGTCGTCAGTTGCCTTAAACTTAATCTTCTTAACAAGTTCTTCAGCTGGCTTAACTTTCTTAGCACGTGGCTTCTTGTTCAACTTTGCTTCGCCAACAATCTGATCACAAGCCGCCATAATGCTCAACAAGAACTCGTGGATCTTTTTAATGTTCTTTTTGCTAATATGGCTGTATGCTTCTGCTAACTGTTCTTCACAGTCTTTAGATTGTACTTCTTCGATTTCAGCAAGCATACGCTCATAGAAACCTTTGACCATACGTGAGTGAGCAGGCTTAACACCTTTGCCACGCAACAGACTAACGACTTTAAAAGACTTTGGATCAAACGCATCTGGATCTTTAATCCACTCATCAATAGCATAGTCCAATTCTTCGCTCATCTGACCAGCCGCATCACGCAGACGTTCTTGGATTGAAGGAACATATACTTCGACTTTGACTACAGTTTTTACTTCTGCGTCTTCGTCAATGTCGTTTTTACCTTCATCAGTAATATTGGAAATTTGTTCACGCAACCATTGTTCAATGTTACGACCTTGATTAAAGTCGGCACGTTGAACTGGCATACCTTTAAGCAAGCAGGCCGCAATAGCGCCTACAGTACTAGAACAGCGATTGTCCTTGGTTTTCTTAAAAGACTGGATTGTTGCTTTGTTGTATCCGTTACGGCCCATCCAATCAATGACTTTGGGTTTAAGTTCTTTTGCGGAACTTTCCAAACGATACCAATCCATTGCTTGACGGAACTTGCGACTAAACTCGTCAGCAGTTAGGGTAGAAACATCACCCCAAGTCGGACTGTGATCTTTTTTAGCGTTTGTACGATGTGCGACAACCTGTGCTTTAGTTACACGGGTCTTTTTTGCTGGGGCTTTTGTTGCCATACTTCACTCCTGTTATCTAACTGTATGTTTATATTATACAGTCAAGTTTTGGTTTTGTCAAGTCAATCATCAGGCCATTCTGAAGGAATCCATCCAATTTTTTGGAAGTCTGCCCGAATTTCTTCAGTTACTGTAGCTTCCGGAACATACTTAGTACGGGCTTGCCACTCTTCATAGGTTTCGGAATCTTTATCGTAGCCACTAAGTCCGCCCATTCCAGAGCAGTACCAATCAATGTAGTCACCTTTCTGTAGCATATCTGCCACAATGCCACCTGCTGAACGCCATGAGCATGACCAGTATTCTTCTTTAAGAATTGGAAAGGTATCTAACTTTTGCCAACGCATATTGGATAATGCGGCATAGATATTTTGAGCATAGTCGTCACTAGCTCGTGCTTTAGCTAAAATCCATTCAGTAGTACGTAGATCGTACTCTAAATCGTTTACTGGACGATTGGCGTACTGATCTTCTTGTGCCCAACTATTGTACATTTCGACAATAGAAGGATCGGGCTCTTTGCCGTGTTCCTTACATCGTTCGATATATGCGTCACGCTGAAAAGTGTGACGTTCTGGGCTTTTACTTACTTCAGTCATTAATGCTTGTGACCACAATTGCAG